ATATCATTTGGAAATACATAACTCATATATTTAAAATTTAATTATTAACTTAAGGTTAACACCCAGTCTATTGTCAAGGTTGCCACATTAGACTTAACTATTCCGCTTGGTGCATCTATTAAAACATGACTTACCAATATTCCGTTATCAGTAATACTTGTAGCGTCACTAAATATCCCAGCTTCATAATAAGTACCTTCACATTCAGTAGCACTGAAAAATCCACTAACAGACCCTACATTAGCAGCATTTGTTTTACTAGCTACAGAATTCCTATAATCTTCTGCTGTTAACGTTGTGTCTCCGTTAGCTGGTGCTGTATTACTAGTACCTAAAGCAATGTATTCAACAGTCATTTCGTTAGCAGGAGTTGTGCTTGTTAAATTATTCATAATCATCGTTCTCCCAACTGTCGGTATAATATTTTCAGAAACACATCTATCTACATTACAAATAGAGTTTAACTTTCTAACTAATGGCATAAAATCTTTACCATTATTTCTTAACTCATCTATTTTTTTAGTTAGCATCCATTGTTCAGGAGTTTTTATATATGCTTTAGTCAAATAATAAACTCCTTTAAAGTCTGCTATCTCACTTTTTTTTCTCTTAATTTTATTCATATATTAATTTTAATAATTATCCAAGTCTACTACCACCTATAATAAATACTCTTTTTTTACCAGTAGGTGCATAAGGTCCTGCTACAAATTCTACATCATAATCTAAACTTTGAGCAGTAAAAGTTTCAGCAACCGTAGCAGTTTCATATTGAGGGTGGTTAAACGCTACTGTTACTGTACTAGCTAACGACATTGCTTCATTACTTGTATCAGCAATAAGGTCAATAGTAATTACATTTTCTCCTATCTCTAGCAATCTGTCATTATCTCTTAATAATAAATCTTGTAAATATTCTATTAATCCGTAAGTTTTAGTAGAAACTATTTTAACATCATACACAAGCGTACTCGGAGTTCTCATTCTTAGAGTTACTTGATTAATTAAATAATATTCATTTATATCATATAGCGGCGAGTTTATTCTTATTTTTTGTCCAGACCTTAAACCATCTTTATATGTTTGGAATTTTCCTTCTACTAATGTATTTTTATAATTTTCTAAATCAGCATTTGCTCTTTCTAATGCACCCTGTTTAGTTTTGATACTATCGTCAATTATTACATATTCATATTCTCCATCACCACCTTCTATGTCTTTCATATCAGCTATACTAACAACATTTTTAGTTTTAATATTTACTGGCAAATATGGTCTTCCGCCTATTCTCATGACAGCATCTAAACTTGGCTTTCTAGCGTCTCTAAATTTAATAACTTTTTCTTGAAAATTCCATAAAACATCATAATCATCTGCATCATCAATATAATCTAGACCAACATTCAATGATTGACCTGTAAGAGTACATGACAAAGCTTGGTATTTATATGGAATATCGTATATTTCTCTTGTTCCGTCTGAAATAATTTCAGTAGTAAAAGTATCAGCTAAATATTCTCCTCCCTTTACGTAAATAACATTTCTAACTTGTGAATTATCTTGTCTAATTTTTAAAGTATTTATATTATAACTTCCATCTGTGTCCAAGACATCAAACGGAGCTGAATTATCTGTTTTTGAAAAAAAATGTATATCCTTATCATAATCAACATACCAATCAAAATGAACAAGGTTCGCTAACTTAGCTAAAGCTTTTGATACTGTAATATAATTAAATGCAATGAAATCAATAACAGTTGAACAACTAACATTGTTTATAGTAAAATCTGTTAAATAAGTATCATTAATATTTGAAATAATATCATCAACAGATTGGTTTTCATAAGTTTTTATTACAAGTTTTCTATCTAAAAATTTAGTATAATCTTCACACTCGCAATCATAAATTAATATTCCTGTAGTATCTAAATATTTATTTACTCTTGTGATTACTCCACCAAATATTTTTTCAAATTGATAAGTAACTTGTATATCATTACCAATCGTAGGAGCAAAATTTAATATATCACTTCCAGCTACCTTTTTAACTCTAAATTTGCATTTGTCAACTTGATATGTCAAAATATTTTCAATCTGAAAAGCTTCTTGTGAAATATATTTTGTTTTATCAACCTCATTAATCCAAACTTTTAATTCTTTTGGTAAAAGTCTAATATCTTCACTTGTAATAACTTCGTCACTTACATTAATAGTTAATGCAACACTATCACTACTAAATTCGGAAATAGATACACTATCGTCGACCTCTATCTCAAAAGCAAAAGGGAAATAATACTCCTCAAACCAATAGTCACCATAATCACCAGTCCCCCAAGAACCATCTACGTTAAATGTAATATTCCCTCTAGTGTACCCACCGTCTTCCCATGCAAATGCAAAATAATAATCTGAACTATCTAGTGTGCCGGTCCCCTCCATTATAGCCCAATAGGTTGTATCTTTTGTCAAAGTAATCCCAGACGAAAAAGAAAAAGCAGACACATTCAATATGTTTGTTTGAAAATTACCATAACCTATAGTGTTAGAAGTACCCAATAAGCTATCTGGATTTCCTCCGCTATCTGTATATATTTTTACTACGACACCTCCATCTGGAGTGTTATTTTTTCCTATTTTAAATCTTACAACTGCTATATCTGCTGTTACTGATGGCTGAAAACTTTGACCAGTTGCAGTAATAAGAGCTCCAGAGCTATCACGTTGGAACACCCAGTTTGCTGCATCATCTCCATATAAAAAACTTTGGTCTAATCTATAATCTCCGACCAGACCAGACGGTATTTCTGATATACCTATATTTTCATATTCAGATATATTAAAATCAGCCATATTACATTTTATTATTTAAAGTCAATTGACCCATGATACCACTCTTCACTTTCTCTACTAATTCTTCACCAGAAACATCACCGTTTATAGTTATGTTTATAGGATTAATATTTTGGTTAGCTCTTTCTGCTATTCCAGAGTCAGCCGTAACAAATCCAGACTCCTGACCAGACTTAGCCATTGCTATAGCCTTAGCCAATTCATTTATTTTAGCTATTTGTCTATTAATACTATCAACTGTTAATAATTCAGTATTGGCTAAAAATTTATCAGTTTCAGTTAATGCTCTAGCTTGTAATTGAGAAATTATTTGAAACTTTTTTTCCTCAAGACTTAATTCTTGCTCAAGCCTCTTAAATTTCAATTCAAATTCTTGATTAATTAATAATCTTTTTTGGTTTAAATCTTCTACTGCCCTAGCAATATCTGACAAACTATTTCTCCTTCTAACTTCTTCAACCTCGTTTGCATGTGCTATTGCAATAGTTGAAAATTTATTTAATTCAGACTCTTCAAAATTTAAACTATTTAATAATTGAGCCTTTTTAGCACTATCCAGTTCACTATTAACATCAGCTTTTAACTGAGCAACCTTTTCTTCTTGTTTAACAAATTCTTCAGCGAAACCTTGGTTTACATTAAGATTTTCTTTTACATTACCAGTAATCAAATCTGCCATCTTATTCTTTATATCAACAATATTTTTGCTTAAAGTATTAAGAGCAGAATTACTATTACTAACAAAATCTTTTAAACCATTAGTTAAATTAACAAAACTTTCCTTTACCTTTTTATTAGCTTCTTTTACCTTATCAGCAGCAGTATCATAATTACCTCCAATGTCATTAATTTTATCATTACTTTCATTTATAAGTTTTGCTAATGCAGCTTGCTCTTCACGAATTTTAATTAAATCATCTGCTGAACTATTCCCAACTTTGTCCATAGAACTTAAAAAATCTTCAGCATCACCAGTCAACGAACCAAACCCCTCTCCCAAAGCTACAAACTCACTGTCCAGCTTGCTAGAGTCAAATTTTATTTCTAACAGCTCTTTACCAAAAACTTTCCTTACTTTATTTACAAGTTTCTTCGCTGCGTTGACTATTGTTAAAAATCCTTTTTGTATTCTATTAACAGCAGCTAATATAGGAAACCACATTGCAGTCCCAATTAACATAAACCCTTTCTTAAAAACTACAACCATATTAGAAACATTCAAAGTAAGATTTGTTAAAAATATTATTAATTTATTTATCATCGGCAAAAAGATAGACCCTACAGCATCTCCAGAAGCCCTAATAACATTCCCAAACTTTTTAACTCCTGATGCAGTAGTTTTAAATCTTTTAGAAGCTTCTTCATTTAAAGCATTAGCTTTTATCCAAGCATCAAGACCTTTTTCCATTGCTTCTGTTAATAAATCCTCAGCTTTAGCCAACGCCAAGAATGAACTTTTGACACGTATACTATTCAAACCCAAATCTGTTAGTACAATACTAGCCATGTCTCCCTTTTTACCCAATCCATCTACAAATTTTGCAAAAGCAGAACCAGCATCCTTCTCCCAAGACGTACTAAATTCTTTAGCAGTCATATTGGCAGTCTCAGCATAAAGAGTTAATTTATCACCACTAACTGCTACTGCCTCATTCATCTCTAACAAAACTCTAGATACAGACGTTCCACCCATCTCAGCTCTAACACCAACTGAACTAAAAGCAGTTCCTATAGCTAACACTTGAGCCTCTGTTAATCCAACAACTTTTCCAGCACTTGCAATTCTAAGACCAAAATTAACTATATCTCTCTCAGTAGTCGCAAAATTATTACCTAAATCTACAATAACCGAACCCAATCTATCCATATCCTGTATAGATGTACCCATTATATTTGAAAATCTAGCTAAATCTAACGCCGCTCCCTCAATAGATAAATTAGTTGTAACACCTAACTTAGCTATAACATCTGTAAACATACCTATATCTTGAATTGCTACTCCAAGCTGACCTCCAAGTTCACCAATTTTAGCAAGTTCCTCAAAACTAACAGGAATTTCTTTAGACATTAATACAAGTTCTTTTCTAAGTAATTGTAATTGTTCTTCTGTCCCATCAACTGTTTTTCTAACTCCAGCAAAAGCTGACTCAAAAGAAATTGCTGCACCTATAGTATTATTCATAATACCACGCACAGCTTGCATACCAAGATAAGCACCACCAAGACTCAGAGCCATCTTACTGATAGAACCACCCATAGCACCAAAAGAAGTACCTGTTGTAGTAGCTACCCCAGATAATTTTTTTAACGAAGTATGAGTTTTATTTAACTCTGATATCGCTTTATTTTGAGCTGTCAATATTATTTCCAGTTTTGAACTACTATTTGACATATTAATTTTTAAACTTATTATTCATTCTTTTTTGTCTCGCAATTTGTTCCTTATTTTCTATACTAATAATAAAAATAAAAATATCCAACATTCTACTATCTTCTTTATCAAGTTCAGACGGTAAACAATGAAATTTTTCACATAAAATATAATCTATATATTCATCAGGTATTGCACCAGGGGAGATTACAGAACCACCTATAACCTTTATCAAATCTCCCCTTAAGCTTTTGGGACTTCCGAAGAAGTAACCTTATTTATTTCTTCTATAATTTTTTCTACATCAGCAGAATTCATATTGTCAAAAACATCTACTGATACTTCAACATCCTTATCATCAATAATAATTTTTTCTACCATTCCAATTAATGCTACATCATCTTTATTATCTACAGTTTCCATATTGAAACCTTCAAAAGTAGGCTTACCATCTCCACCAGTTTTAACAGCAAGATTATTAAACATGGTTTTATTAATTTCTTTCTTCAATTTTCTAGAACAAAAATCCTTAATGTGAACCTCACCATTTGTAATTTTTACAATTTTCATAATTTTATATTTTATATTAATTAATAACTAGTTTCCTCGTTTATCAAGTAACAATCATTTATGACATTGTCATTATCCCCTAAATCATACAACGCACTAAACGTAATAGTTTGTTTAACTAAATCATCAAGTCCATAATCAACATCCCATCCTTCAAAATCCACTTTACTTAAATCAATTCTAAATGACGGATTAGTACTCCCTATGGTCTTGTCTGTATTTACTAAGTCAAATCTTAATGCTTTATAATCACCATCTAACATATAATTTTTATATGTATAATCATCAAACG